TTACCAGACAGGCTTAGAGCAGTAGGCCAAAGCGCATGGTCATAAGCGTTAGTCCTGTTTTTAGTCCAAAACAAGCCACCATAAGTTGATGTATCAACATTGGTAGTAAGCGTTTGATTTGAGCCTGTGCCAGTCCAGAGGTACGTTGAAAACACGTCCTCGATGTAGTTGGCACTGGATACTTGTGTTGCGTTTGAACTAAACATCAATCACCTCACAGGTAGTTCTGACCAGCATTTGAACCCCACCAGTAAGTACCATCTCCAACAAATACAAACTTATCGCCTTTAGAGGCAGTAGATGTAATCGTAGGGGCAGTACTTGCGGGCCATTTAACAGAACTAGGCCAAGTAACTGTGCGTGATCCTGTACCATCCTGTTTTAGCAACATTGTAAAACCCTTACCTGCAGTTGCGGTAGGGAATGTAAATGTGCAGTTACCAGTCAATGTAAGAATCTGTACTGAACCATTAGCTAAGTCAACTGTGTAAGCAGTAGAAGTGTTAGCTGTAGCAACTTCTTCTGTGTAACCATTGGTGAATGTACCAGCTTCAATGGTCTTGGCACTCAATGTTTGTGTGTCTGTAGTACCAACCACAGCACCGCTAGGAGCGGTTGTGCTAGACCAAGTTGTCAATGTAGCACTATAAGCCTGAACATTAGAGCCAATGGCCACACCCAAGTTGGTTCTTGCAGTAGAGGTGTTTGCCAAATCAGACAGGTTATTGCTTGCAGTTAAGAATCCTGCTGAAGTAAATGCCGCCTGAGTCCATGCACTTCCAGACCAAACATACAGTTGGCTAACAGTTGAATTCCAGTACAAAGCGCCTGTCAACAAAGCATTTCCATCATTATCTACAGAAGGGGCAGATGTCTTGCTTCCCAGATATCGGTCATCAAAAGAATCGTAACTGGCAGCTGCTGCTGTTGCACTAGAAGCCGCATTTGTTTCGCTTGTAGAGGCGTTTGAAGCGCTTGTAGCCGCATTAGAAGCAGATGTAGCGGCATTAGATGCGCTTGTGGCTGCCGCAGTAGTCGAACCAAAGATTGAATCTATTTCAGTTTTGGTATAAGCATTAGAGATGTTGTAGCCAGCAATAGTCGTAGGATTAGTTCCTGCTGTAGCACGACCATAAGCATCAAAAGTCACAGACTGGTATGTGCCTGCAGTAATACCAGAAGTCGCCAAATCGATGTTGTCTGAATTGACAACAATGCGTGAACTAGAAGCAGTACCTACATCAAGAGTATTGCCAGTCTTTGTTAAACCTGCACCTGCCGTAATCTGTCCCGCACCTGAGAATTGTGCCCAAGTAACAGATGTGCTTCCCAATGTCCCACCTGCATCAATGGTACAAATCCAACCAGAATCAGCGTTTGTTGTGCCTTTTTCAACAAAGGTGAAAGCCGCAGTCAACTCTGTCCAAGAATCAGCATCGGTTGCACGAGTCCAAGAACTAGAAGCAACCACATAGATACCATTGCCTGAAGCAGTAGATTGGTCTTTAACCAACACTCGGTCACCAACAGAAACCGCTACGCCATCAATTGTTTGTGTGCCAGACAAAGTAATGTTAGCTGTTGTAGCTACAACAACAGAAGCCTTGGCATCAATACCTTGAGCCAAAGCATCTACATAACCCTTTGTAGCCGCATCAGAATCATTTGTAGGGCTTGCCAGACCAGTAATCGTTGCCGATGTACCAGAATCCATGTCAAGCGATCCTGAGATCGTTACATTGTTGAATGTAGAAGTGCCAGAAGCGGCAGTTACATTGCCTGTAACATTACCAGTTACGTTACCTGTGACATTACCAGTCAAGTTACCAGTTACATTGCCAGTCACATTACCTGTAACTGCCCCTGTCAATGGGCCACTAAATCCTGTTGTGGCAGTAACATTAGTACCAGTAATCGCTGCAGCAGAAGAACCACCAATAACTGCACCATTGATCGTGCCTGCGCTAATAGCGGCAGAAGCAATCGTAGCGGCTGTGTTAACAGTTAAGTTAGTAAAAGTGCCTGCTGCGGCAGTAGAAGCACCAATGGTTGCCCCATTGATTGTTCCACCAGTAATTGTGGCAGAAGCATTGTCTGTCTTGGTAGCTACTGCGGTGGCAATATTGTTGAACTCTGTATCAATTTCAGTACCTTTGACAATCTTTAAAGGATTGCCTGGTGACAGATTGTCTTTAGATGCAAAGTTGGTGGATTTTGTGTAATTTGACATGGTTTATCCTATCTTGCCTTCTTTGGCCTGAATTTCAATCTTCTGTATAGACAATTGAGTTCCGTTTATGGTTGCCTCATAACCTGTTTGCACAATCTTACCTGCACTTGATGCATTGCTTGTCAACGCCTTGATTGGAATGCCACTTGTAAAGTCTGCAACAGCATACTCAGCAGTTCCATACTCATAACTTACTTGTGTGGGTATAAAAATGTTCTCGGACTGATAAGCCCCAGAATAATCAAAGCCCCACTTAATCGTGAGATACTGGTTTGAACCGCCAATTACCACAGCAGTAATAGACTTCAAAATAGAAATCTGGTTAGGGTTTCCCAAGTCAGCATTGTTTGTGTAGTACAAGAAACGATAACTTAATGTGTCATCAAGATAAGTCCCATACTTACCAATATAGCCATTCTTACCAATGTACAAATCACCATTTCTCAAGGATTTTGCACAAGTTGGAGAAATTGAATCCCATTTGGTCACACGAGAAGCGCCATCTTGCAAGGATTGTTTAGTGTCAAAGCAATACACTTGAAGCGTAGCAGGCAAAATCAGTAAGTAAAAAGCCTCTTTTTCTGAGTAAACAGACTTCAAATTAGCAAGAGTTTCACCCGCCAATGAAGATGCCAGATCAAAACGAACATTCTTTGACAAGTCACGCAAAGGTGCAGATTTCTCTTGAATAGTCCTCATCAATGAACGTACACCTGAGTCTGACAAGAACACAACATCAGAACCAATGCTTTGTATGGTGTCTCTAGCCACACAACCAATATTTCCTACTGTGTCACTCAGAACAATAGAGGCTGGTGTTGAAGCGTTTGCATAAACAAGAATTTGTTTCTTGCCAAAGATAAACAAGAAGTCATTGTGTGCAGCCAAACCCATGATTTCATCTGCGCCATTAGGCCACACACGAGAAATATCTAAATATCCTGAAGTGCCACCAGACCAAACATGACCAGCAATTAGGTCAGAAAAGCTAATGGTTGTTTTATCAGTAGAAGTATTAGCCACCCATAAACGACCAAAAGCAGAAATGCAGATATTTGCTTGTGGAACAGTAGCAACATAACCTGATTTCTCTGAAACTCTACGATAAGTAGTAGTACTTACTGCAGGGTCGTAAATTAATGGATCGTGACCAGTTTGAAAGAAATATGCAATTCCATTCAAAGATGCACAATGCCAGTTACTAGCAGTAATGGTTGGAGCAGTACCGCCACCACCATAGGTCAATTCAGTCACCGCATTAGATGCGCCAAGTTTAAATAGTTTATTGTTGCCAGCAAACAACACAGTCAATGTGCCATCAGTCTGAACTAACTCATGGATCACGCCAACATCGTTAGCACCAAGGTTTCCAGAGGAAGAGTTGACCCTTGACCAACCTTTTCTTGCACCAATACGACCATATTGATCTAAGATGCAGTTAGTGGCAACCAAAGCAAAGCCAGCACCCAAATCTAAGGGTGAATCTTCAGTATTCAGGCCATAAAAGCCTGGTGCTGATAGACTATAACTTTGTAACTGAGATGCCATTAGACTGCCTCAAAGTTAGATTCTTCAGGATAACGAGTACTCTCTGTTGCAATCGCATCAGACAACATACCCCTGAACAAAGCATAAGCCTCTGAACTAGATGTACCACCATCTTCACCACGCTCAATCAAAGCACGAGCATAGGCACTTTGGGCTACCAAATAGTCCAAAACCTTTACAGATGTTGAATCAGAAGATAGGGCTGCTTGAGGTACAACCACATCAAACAACAAAGTAAATACGCCATTTGGGACTGGAAATAGACTTACTTTTGTATCGCCACTACCATCCACGCCATTAAAACAGTACTCAGTAGGAATAGATTGAGCAGGAGAACCAAAGTTCAACTTGCGATTCATGTCCACAAAAGGAATATCTGTCAAACTAACCAAACTGGTTGTATTGATAGCATCAATTACACGAAACTTTTGACCAACACCAGTCAAAGAATATGAACTAGTGCCAGAAGTTGTTGTGACTGTTACTGTCTGAGATAAACAATTCCAAGTATAAGCATCCTCAATTTGACGCTTGGCATCATTGACAAACTTGCCAATCAA